GCCACGTGCCGACCATCCCGACGTCCTATAGGATCGTGAAGCGCTGCGTGATGTGCGACGCCGAATACGATGCGGCGACGATCGCGCATTCGCCAAAATGCGTCTGCAGCGAAAAGTGCAGGAAGACGTATCGACGCATCAAGCGCCGGGAACGCATTCTGCAATTGTGATCACCGTCGCCGTCACCCTGGCGCTCAGCATCAGCGCCTACACACCCGGCGCGAACGCCATCAGCGGAGGATCGATCATGGCGAACGGACGCGCGCCGCACATCGGAGCGTTTGCGTGTCCGCGGCGCATCCCGCTCGGATGGAAAGTGACGGTTACTGGTGACGCTGCAAGGCGTCTGGAAGCCCTAAATTTGCCCACCACGGGCATTTGCGCCGACAGGATGCACAAACGCTACCAGCGTCATCTAGACGTCGCCATACCGCGTCATTTCGCCAATATGACGGATGCCGAGCGGCTCAGACTGGCGTATCGGTGGGGACGAATTTTGGGAATTGTGGTGTTCACCCCTTGACGTCGTATAGCAGTCGTGCTAACATCCCATCCATCGGACGCGCAGACAGGCACGACCGACCAGACAACAAAGGAACAAAACCATGAACAAGACCAACATCAACAACTTCGGGCGCTTCGCTGGGATCATCGCCATCTACGCCAACACGTGCGGCGAGGTGCGCTACGACGGCTACACCTACGAGCGCGCGCTGAAGATGACGGACGATCAGCTCATCGACGCGGCCAACGAAGCCGTCGACAACAAGAGCCGCAAGACGGTGCGCGCCGCATACGCAGTCGCTCGCGCGGCCAAGATGATCGAGAGCTGGCGCAACGCGTAGCAGGTCGAAATCCCGCGTGCGATGCGGGAATCTGCCGGTGACTCCGGCACTGATGAGACCAGACACAAAGGAGACTAACCAACATGACCAACTACACGATCACCCAGAGCCGCAAAGGCGGACGCGCGACCGCAGCGCAGAGCCGACGCCACGACGACGCGATCATCCATCGCCTGCTCACCGACGGCTACGCGACGCAGGAGACCAGCAAACTGGTGGCGCGCAAGGTCGACGAGGTCAAGCGCGAGCTGCTCGACTGGAACACCGAGGACGCCCTGCGCATCCACAAGCACTTCGCCGCGCACACGCCGGAAGCCGCTGAAGAGTGGTGCGAGAGCGCGGAATGGAACTACGACGCGATCATGTGCGCGCGCAAGCGCGACTGGTTGGCGCCGGAAATGGGAATCATGATGGATCGCGCCATCCGCTGGGTGCTCACGATGCGGAAAGTGCACAGCGCCGTGCAGCTCGTCGAAGCTCTGCGCAAGTCGAACTACCAGCGAGTCGAAGCCTGATTCACCAGGGGGACGTGCGATGTCCCCCACCACATCCAAAGGAGAACATCATGAACGAAACGAACACCACCATCGTCTACCGCGACATGCTCGCGGTGCGCGCCCGAACGATCGTCGACGACCTGGGCGACATCCGCCAGCCGCTTCAGCAGGACATCCGCGCGGCCATCGAAGCCGGAGCGAACAGTGGCACCACGCGCAACGTCGTGCGCTGGCAGGTGCTGAGCGCGTCAGATATGATCCTGGTCAACATCTGGCCGATGTTCCACGAGGACGACACCGAACGATTTCGCGCGATGCTGATCCTGCCGTGGGAAGACGTCGACCAGAGCTTCGACGAATCGTGCGTCATCGGATCGGACAACGACGAGGTAGTCTACGCGGAGATTTTCGCGGCAATGCGCGCTGGGCGCGATCACGGCTACATCACGACGAACGACAACCAGCGCGTGGTGGCATGGAGCGTGGTGGCATGAGCGAGCATCCGATCATGGGAACCGAAATGGTCGCCATCCGCGGATGGGGACTGAAGCGCCAGCCGATCGCCTTCGCGCGGATGCACGTGGACGACACGACGACGCGCTACTACACCGAGGAAGACGTCTCGAAGCTCATCGCCGACATGCTGAGCTGCGCCGGTGACTGGAGCGTGGACATCCATTGGTCTGTGCCGGAGGACTACGCAGAGCAGTTCGCTGCCGTCGAAGCGCATCGATGCGGCGCCATCAAATATTGCCGCAACTGCGAAGAGGTGAAATCATGAGCAAGCGCAACGCCATCGTCCGCGACATCAACGAACTGTGCCAGCACGTGCCGGATGCAGTCGTCGCGCACGTCGACGCGGCAGTTCACGCGATCCTCGAATCCAGCGTCGCCTACGACGAGATGCTCGAGGCGCTTCGCGGTGTGCGCCACCTGGTCGAATACGTGCCGATGACGAAGCGCGCGATCCGCGAATCTCGTGAGGAGATGCGCAATGCGTAGCTTCACGCTGCTTGCCCTTGACGTGACGATGCCGGACGGCAGCATCGCGGACGACGTGATCGCCACTGGCGTCTACCAGGATGACGGCACCGTGACGTGGAGCGGATCGCCGACGCTGCCCGCGCTGGTGGTGCAGGACGCAGAGCTAATGTGCTGGTTCATGGCGACCTACGATTACCCGGACATCACGACCGGCGACGGACGCTGGCGCTTCGTGATGCAGGACTACGAGCTGATCCCGTTCTAGATTCGGCGGCGACGACGAGCAGCCCGGTGATTAGCCGGGCTGTTTTGTTTTTCCCTACGTCGCGGTGTAGAAATAGAACAGCGTGAATACAAGATTCGACGTGGCTGTGATGTTCGCCACTGGCAGTTCGGCGAAGTTCGTGTTCGTGAAAAGCTGAATCTGAGAGCCGAGGGTTCGCCCTGCTGCTGGTGCTGCTGTCGTCCAGTTCTGAGCCTGTGAAATCGAGATTGCCGCGCCATTTGCTACGCCTGCAACGGGTAGGCCGCTTATGCGAATATTCCCGCTTGCGCCAGTCGTGTTAATCGCTGAGAGACTAATGCTCCCCTGAATGAACACAACGCCTGCCATGCGCATCTGATACCCGACCTGAGAAGCGTATGTGATGCTGGTAAACGCGCCGCCGGTCGGCGCAAATGTCGGCGTCCATGTCGTGACGCGCGTAGCAGGAACCGCAACAGTGCCCTTTAGCACGGTTTCAATCGCAGTCACCTCGTCCTGCAGATCGTTGATGTGCGAGGCGTCGATCGTGTCGACGTCGTTTGCTTTCGTCGTGAACGTTTTTACGCTGGTAGGGAAATCTGCCGCCATAGTGATTAGCTCCACTCAAACTTGGTCGCGTCTTCCGCGCGATATTTGATCTGTCCATATCGGCCGTTGCTGTAGGTGCGTCGCTGGTCGCCGAGGCGGATCGCAGCGTCAGCAGTCCATCCCGTGCCGGGTGCGTCTACGCGGATGATCGTGTCCGAAAGCTTCAGGTATTCCTTCCGCTCCAGGGCGGCAAGGCGCTCGTTGAGGTCGTTCAGCTTCAGGATCACTTGCTGCAAAACTACGCTGCCGCTCATGACACCTCCTCGAATTCCACGGCGACGACTTCGCCCTGCGCATCGTCGAACTGCACCGACACCGCGCGCACCTTCTGCGTTGATGACACGCCGCGATAGACTGCCGTGATTTTGTCGCCGAGCGTGTAGTGCACGCCGTAGTACGCATTGGGTGCCTGCAGTGCTCCGAAAGTGAAGCGCGATTTTTGCTCCGTTTCCACCAGCCGCTCCTTGCCGATTTCGGTTCGGCCGTCTGCGGTGTCGGCCTGCGTCGCATCGGTGAACAGTTCGAAGTCTCGGCTCGTTGTGTAGTTGGCTCCAGTCGCCACGCTCACGACGCGCTGTTGGGCTTCGCCTTTGCCGCCGACGATCGCCACCGTCTTCTCTTCGATGCGCGCATCAATGAACGATGGCGATACCATGTTGCCGCGCTCCAGCGAGAACACCAGGTTGGCCGTGCGATCCGTCCCGCGCTGGCCGGGATAGTAGCGGAACTGGAACGTGGCAACGCCCGTCTTAACCAGGTCGAAGTCAGCGCCAGCCGTGAGCTGCACGCCCTGCACTGCCTCCAGCACGTTGTCCCACGCGCAGCCTCTTGTGATTGCTGTGCCGCGCGCGAGATCGGTTTCAACGGTGACGGTGTAGAGGTTCGATACCTTGCTGCTCGTCGTCGCCGCCCGAACGCGTCCGTCTGCTGTGGTGCCGCTGCTCGTGCAGTTGTAGCGCACGATGTTCTTCATGATCGTCTCGGGCGCGTCGTCCACGAAGTCCGAGCGCAGCAGCGTCCCCGCGCGATAGCCGACGATGCGCCATGACAGAATGCTCATGACGCCCGGCGCTTGCACGTCGAGCGTCGTAGTTTCGTTTGTGCTCCACACCAGCGAGCGAATGATGCCGACGAATTCAGGCGACGATCCCCAGTCGAGCCCGATGTCTGAATTCTTTCGCCACACTTCTACCTGGTTGTTGTGGACGACGTAGGCGAGCGCCGGGTGACCGTCACGCAGCGAGAAGGCGATCAGTCCCGGCTCATTAACGACGCGCGTAAACGCCAGTGTCAGGAAATCGGTAATGACTGCCTGCGTTGCGCCTGCGGTATCGATGATGCGAAGCTGGTATTCAGCGCCCATGTTACAACGTCGTCGTGCCCATGCTGATCCACCACACGGTTACGGTCGTCGTCGCGCTCGTGCCTGCCTTGTGTGTCGCGCGAATCGTTGCGCCGGATGTGCTGATGGATGACACATCGATGATGTAATCCGTTGAGCCGTTCGGTGTAGCAATCAAAATCGGATTAGACGAATACATGGCCGACGATGGCGCGTCCTTGTCGTAGAACGTCACGCTTGCCGTGCCCGAACTTGATCCCGAAATGCTGATTGAGATCGACCCAGCAGCCATTGCTACCTCATTCCCGCCAGCGCTTGTACTAATCGGATCGTCGTACCGCGTAGTGCCGGGGTTCAGCCAATTGCTAGCATCTCCGCCCTGCCGCCCGCCGAACTTGATGGCGTACTCGCCGATCTTTACGCCCGTGACTGCATCGGTCATGATGCTGCCTGCGCCAACGGAGGCGCTTCCCATTTTCGCGGACGTAATTGCGAGATTGGCAATTGAATCCGTCACAACCGCGCCGTCAGCAATCTTCGCGCTCGTCACCGCGTCAGCTGCGAGGTTTGCTGCCGTGATCGTGGTGCCTGCAATTTTCGCGCCGGTGATTGTGCCAGCTACGATGTTGGCATCCGCAATCGTCGTGTTTGCGATCTTTGCGCCGGTGATCGTGCCAGCTACGATGTTGCCGTCCGTGATCGTCGTAAGCGCGATGTTGCCAGTTGCTCCACCGAACACCTCGTTCTGACCAATCTTCGCGCTTGTGACTGCATCGTTGGCAATCTTCACCGTGGTCACCGCGCTGGACAAAATTTTGTCAGCCGTCACCGCGTTTAATGCGAGATTGTCGGCCGTGATCGTCGTGAGCGCGATGTTGCCGGTTGTGCCTCCGGTAACCGATGTCGTAGCGATCTTAGAAGATATCACCGCGCCAGCGCCGATCTTGTCGACAGTTACCGCGCCTGTGCCGATCTTGTCGACAGTTACCGCGCCTGTGGCAATCTTTGATTCAATGACGGCGCTTGATACCAGCTTATCGGCCGTGATCGTGCCGTTGAGGATTGCAGCGGTTGTCACGGCGTCGGCGGCAATCTTTCCAGAGACAACCGCGTTAGCGCCGATCTTCCCGGACGTCACTGCGCCCGTGCCAATCTTCGCTTCGGTCACCGCGCCAGTTGCGATCTTCGCTTCGGTAGCTGCGCTTGACGCGAGCTTGTCGGCCGTGACGTTCGCATCGAGAATCTTGGCTGTCGTCACCGAGTTCGACGCAAGCTGAGCCGCGTTGATGATGTTCGAATCATCAAGGTATCCATACGTGCCCGGCGTTTTGACGAACGTGCGCGCGTCGGTCACCGTGATCGTGCCGCCACCAGCAGAGACGGAAACAGTAGCGAGGGGGATTTCAAAAATTCCAGTGGATGACTGCACCAGCGCCGGAGGCACGCCAGTTCCTGCAACACCGTCCGATTTCTTGATTCGAATCGTTTGCGGCAGGTCGCCAGTCGTCGGCGAGAAATTCGCGCGGAGGACGATGCGATCAATGCGCGTGCTTGCTGCTGTGTTCGTCACGGCAATATTTACCGTCGCGTCGTTTGAGTAGAAGGCACCGTAGACGAGTCCCGCGCCTGTTGCGACGTTCACCGATGCGGACGCAGACGTCACGGCGAGCTCATTGCCGATGCCCTTCAGGACGCCCTCGGTGAGAGTGTCGGTCATCAGCGTCTGCCGCACGAATTCTGCGAACTGCGCCGCCGTGTATCCGCCTGCTGGCCCGTCGCCGGTGCCGGTCGTTGTCCAGAATCTAGATGCTTCCGCCATGTTCTACACTCCTATAAATCGCTCGTTGAATTCGAACGTGATTGATGTTGCCGACGTAATCGATGTGCCTACAACGCTGATGGAATTTTCGCCCGCGACCAACCCCCACGTTGCAAGGTCGGAATCCGAGCTGAGTTTCGAAATTTGATTTGCTCCGAGGTGATCCACTACGGTCTTGTAGCCATAGCGCAGGTCAATCGTGTAGGTGACGCCCGCGCCGATCGTGAGGCCGGTGAAATCGATCTTGTCGCCCGTGGCGCCGTTCGTAATCACGAGATTCGTGACTGGCCCGGTGACGGTGATCGTCGGGTATGTGTCCCATGAATTCGCGTGATTCAGGTCTATCGCCTGCGTCACGTCGAGGTTACTGGCACCGAGCGTCATCGGCAGCAGGAACGGCATTGGCATTCCAGTTCCGCCGCCGGTCTGCGCGAAGCCGACAGTCGTACCCTCCGGGTCGTACCACGTCGGATCAGCTGCGCGAAGCTCAAAACCCATACGATGGTGTTGCAGCTTCCAGTCCGACGAAGGCAGCGTCATGCCTCCGGCGTAATGCGTATCGATCTGTTTGCTCACGCCGTCGTATGTCCAGCGCAGCGAGATTACGTCGCTGCCGGGTTTAAGCAGACCGATGAGCGCAGCGCGCGCCGCGATGATTGCCGCGTCGTCACCAGCGTACGCCAGCACGAGCAGACGAAGCACGCGCGGATCAAGGCGATAGCCTACGTCGGTGTCTCCGTTCTGCAAAGGCCCGCGCTGCGTGAGCCTGCGCACGATCGGCATTCCGAATCCGTCGAACTCGACGACGCCGTAGGACACCAGGTCGGAGATGTCCACGATCTGCGTCTTGCGCAGGATTTCGAACGTGTGGCCATTCTGCATTACACGCCTCCGTAAAGCATTTGCAGCATCTGCACGTCATCACGCAGGCTTCGCTCGTCCTGATTGCCGTAATTGGCGGTGAGGTTGAACGTGGTGCTGCGGCTCGCTGGTTCACCGCGTCCGCCATTTGTGGAACCGCTCGAGCGTCCGCCTAAAATTCCATTCGTCGGGATGACCGGATACCCGAGGAACGGCGCGATGCTGTTGTAGAAATTCAGCGCTGTGCGAAGTGCGTTGATGATGTTGTCCTTCATCGTGTTGAAGCTCAGCGTGACATCATCGCGCATCTCCTGAAACGCCGTCGATGTGCGATTGCGGATCGTGCCAACCCAATAGTCGACGGTATTGTAGGCATTCGTCCACGTCGTAGATATTGAAGTCCAGATGTCGGATAGATATCCATCTACGCTGTTTCCTGTCTGCTTGAGCCGCTCATCAATGATCGCCTTCACGTCTCCGATCCATTTTGTAACGACGTCGTAGATGTTGCCCCAGATTCGCGAGAACGTGCCTTTCAGTGTGTCGAGCGCGCCTTGCGTGTCTCCGTTCAGCAGTTTGAGCGTTGATTCAACAATTCCCTTAACGGCATCTATTACGGTTGTCACGACGAGCTGTATCGCCGCCCACGCCGTGACGAAAGCAATGCGCAAGGTGTCCATCGCGTCATTGACGATGCGCTTGATCTCCGGCATGGACAGCTCGATGACGCGCATCACAATCGCTACGGTCGTGTTGACGATGTCGCTAATGGTTGTCCACGTCTCGCGCACGAAACCCATGATGTCGTCGCCGTATTCGTCCCACAGCCTGGCAATCGTTGATAGCACGGTGTCGATGATGTCACCGATATCGGCCATTACTTTTGTGACGGTTTTGTTGATCGAGCCGAAATCATCGGACGTGTTTTTTTGCACGTCGCCGAAGACATCAATCATGAAATCAATCGTCGGCTTCAGCACGTTGTCAAACACGAACTTGATCGCGTTGAACGCAGTGGTGATCACGGCTTGAATCGTCGGCCAGTTGCGATCCACCCAGTCCACAACAGTCTTGAGTGTCGCGGCCATACCCTTAGCGAACGAATCAATCGCGCCCTTCACTTCATCGCTGCCGAGATAGGTCAGCAGCACGCCCAGCTTTTCGCTAAGCACTTCGAATATCGGTTCGCCGATGGTGCGGATCGTTTGACTCTTCCAGTCGTTGAGGTTGCTGACCATGCCTTCGAACGTCTTCGACTGCGCATCCATCATGCCGCCGAATTTGTCCTGCGCGACTTTCGCCAGCACGGTAAACGCTTGCGCCGTCGGCGTCGTTAGCTCGCCAGACTTCGAGAACTCAAGCCCCATCTTGGCCAGCTCTTCGCGCGTCGTGATGCCGAGTTCCTGGAATCGACTTATGGCTTCACCCGTCGAGCCGCTGGCGAATTTGCCGAGGTAGCCCGCGATGTCTTCGAAGCTCTGGCCGGTGCCTGCTGCCATGTCGCCCGCGAGCGTGCGAATTTCTGTGCCGCTCATCCCGAACTTTTTCGCAGCCTCTTCGCTGTGCAGTCCGAAGCCCTGCAGGATTTTGTCAGCGCGCACTACCTCCGGCAATTCGAAAGGCGTCTTCGCGCCGAACTCTGCGAGTTCCTTCAGACGATCCTTTGCCTTGTCGGTGCCTCCGAGCAGGACGCCGAACTGTGTTTCGTAGCGCTCCATCTCGGCATTGCCGTTAATCATTTCGCCGACGACGTCACCGACCGCAGCGCCGACGGCAGACAGAGCTTTCATTGCGAGATCGCCGGCGACGTTGCCGAGCGCCGCCAGCTTCGCCGAGAATCCTCCGGTCTGCTGCGTGCCGTTCTGCATCGATTTGGCGAGCTTCGATGTTGCGTCTTCCGCGGCGCCGGCTTCTTTCTTGTATTGGTAGAGCGCTTTGTCCGCGGAGGTGAATCCCTTCTGCATCGCTTCCTGCGATGAGATGAATCTGTTGCTGGCGTCACGCCATCTGTTCGTGCTTTCGTCCCACCTGATTCCAGATGCCTTTTTCGCCGATTCGCTGACGCCGAAAAACTTTGTTGAGATGCGCTCGAGCAACGGGATGTTGCGCGTGAGGCTCATCGAAATCTGCTCACCTTCACCGGAGAGCTTGTCGAACGACCTGCTCGTCTCATCCGTAGCTGCGGCAACGCTGTCCAGCACGGTAGACATTTGATCGTTTACGCGCATCACCAGGTCGATCGGAATTTCGTTAGCCATTTTGTCGTTTTCGGACTTCAGCCTCGGCGCTCAGCACGGTTAGATGACGAGCCACCGTCATCGCATCAGGAAGCGGCCATGTGTGATATACCTCACGCACCAGCCACAGCTCTAGGTATTCGGGGGGCGCTGGCGCTTCAACCCAGAGGTGCTCAATGACTCGGTCGCGGAGGCTTTTCCCTTCCCTTTTGGGTCGCACGCCTCCGAAAACTGATCCTTGAAATCGAGCACCACGTTGAACAGCTCAGTAGCGGGAATGGAATCCAGTCCGTTCACGGATGCACGATTAATCATTTCGTACATCTGCTTTGGCGTGGCTTCACCGGTTCCCATGAGGAGAGCGTCGTTAACCGTGAGCTTGTCAAAATCCCATTCCCACATATGTCACCTATACGGAGGTCTGAGTCACGAACGGGGTTTCGATGACGACCTCGGGCATGATCGCAGCTGCGCCATCTTCACCGACAGGCCAGACGGGATTTTTAACGTAGCCCGCGTCGCTCGTGAAACGGTACTGTCCCGTCGTGCCGCCACGCGGAGACCAGCGCACGTAGAGCGCCGTTCGATTCGTGTGCGCCGTGTGCGCAAGCCCCCATGCTCCGCCAGTCGTCTCGGCGTACATCGAGCGGATCGTCACCGTGCCGATGCCGAAGCCACCGACGGTCTGCACCTTTTTTGCTTCGCCGAACACTGGCGTTGCTTCCGTTTCCAGCTCGAAGCCCGACATGGCTACGCTGTTCGCTTCGTCCGAGATGTCGATCCACGCGCTATTGTCCGCGCTGAACTCGACTTTGCAATTCTTCATCGTGTAAGCCATTACTACACATCCTCCATCACGGACACGACAGCGCGCACCGTGAAAATTGCTTGCTGATCCCATTCGACCAGCCCGCTATTGATATTGTTCACCTGCGAGAACACGCACGCGCCGCCCAGCTCGGTATCGTCGTCGATGGCATTTAGCAACGATTGAGCAGTCGCGCGTCCTGCAATGTCCTCGTCCTTGATCTGACCGGTTGCGCCGATCAGCACGACAACTTCGAAGCTGTGAGTACGGCGCATGGCATTACGCGCGAACTTCCCAGCGACGACGCTGCTGAACACTTGTGAAGCCGGCTCCGTGTTCGTCCATTTGACGACGACGGCCGGTAGTCGCTGCGGCGCGGTGTTCGGGATGCCGCTGTATTTGCTCTTCGCAGATACGCCGGTCGCGATCACGTCCCGCAGCGCATCGTAGCACGAGGTAATGCTCATCGCACCACCCGGCGCTTGTAGCGCTCGAACACAATGCGCACGTCTGCCGGGTAGCTGTCGCTCTGCTGCGTGAGCTCGGCTCCAGCAATTTCAGTCGATCCCGTCTGGTTGCGTTTCGTCCAATACCAATACGCGATCCGCATCGCAGCGCGAACGACATCGATTGGCGCGCCCTGCAAATATCCCCATCGGCCTACCAGGGTGATTCTGCCGTCGGTCGGCGTCTGCCACTCTTTCGTGCTCTTGAGTTTAATGCCCCAATAGCTTCCGTCGTACGCACCTTCGCCGCTCACCGACGCATTCATCGGAAGCAAAAAATAATCCGTGCTGGCAATTGCCGTGCCGTCGCCGTTCGTGAGCGTGATCACCGAGATCAGGTCGGCATCGAGGTAGAGCGTGTCGTCGTCAATGTCGTCCTCTGTGTAATAGTGCGTGTGATTGTTCGCGCCCTGCCCGAAGTGCCGACCGGTCTGCCCTTCGATTTCGGCGTCGGCCTGATCTAGGAATTGCTGGAGCAGCGTGTTCTCGGCCGCCGTGAACGTCGTCTGAATGCCGCCCGTCATCTCGGAGATGTAGGACTTGAAATCTGCCAGCGTTGCGTAGCTCATTGTGTCGCCTCCGCGCGCGGCAACTTCATGCCGAGCAGGTCGTACTTCTTTTCGAACGCGTCGGGATCAAGCATCCCCTGCTGCAGTTCGTTGATCCAGCTCTGCGCCGTAATCGTCATCTCGCCGAGGTGCGGCGTTTCCAGCGACGTGTCGCACCAGTGCGGAATTCCGACGCGCTTGCACAGCAGGCCAAAACTCCAGTCCTCCGACTGGCGGATGTCGTGCTCCATGCCGTCTTTATACGTGAATCGAAACCACGGCCATTCATGCCCAGCTTCGCGGAGCTTGCGAAATGCGCTGCGTCGAATCGCGATCGCGCCCGTGCCGACAATGTCGCACTTCACCAGCGAGCCGTCAAATGATGTTGCAACGCTCGCGTCCTTGCCTTCCTCCATCACGTGATAGAAGCAGGGATCGTGCGGTTCACTGCGACGAAACGCTAGCGCTCCAACGACTTCATGCTCAGCGTCGACGCGCTGGATCAGACGCTCCAGAATGTCTGCCGGGTGTTTGTGATCGTTGTCCAGCATGACGAGCACATCATCGTCATCGGTCGTGTTGCGCCAAAAAATCTTACACGCCGAGTTGCGCGCGTCGTCCACGGCCTTGTATGCCATGTTGATGCGCATGATTTTGTAGTGATGCGCATGGATGCTCACATCGAGCAGCGACATTACGGCGTGCGCGTTGACCGTGCGCTCCATCGGACAGCACCAGAGAGCCTTCATGAAATCACCGCCTCGAAATCATCTGGGAATCCGCGCGCATAGCGCATTTTGCAAATCATGATGTCGTAATCGTGCGCAGGCTGCGCGCCGGAATACGTGACGTCCTTCCCTGACTTGTTCCACATCCAATGTCGATGTTCCAGCACGGCGCGCTCGGCATACGCGAACTGATTCGCACGTCGCGCTCGGATGGTCGCCTCTTCATCAATTGCCCATGATCGGTAATGCGGAATTGCCATCACGCCTCCGTGATGCTGAGTGATGAACTCGCGCGTCATCAGGTAGTGCGTGCTCATCTGCGCGCCGTCGCTGTGTCCGTCGTTGAGGCCTATAAAGCCGCATCCGGTTTCGCGCTGCACGCGAAGCGCTTCGTTGTGCCAGTCGTCATGTGCCAACACGTCATCAGCGCCGAGGACATAGGCGTCGTAGTCGGGCATACATTCAAGGCCGTAGTTCCACTTCTGCACTGCCGTCAGTCGCGGACGCGGCGACACCGGCAAAAAATAAACGCGCTTGTCGTCTACTAGGTCGCCGACTAGGTAGCCGACCGGGTCGCTAAATTCGTACATGTCGTCCTCGGTGACGATGACGACGTCGCAGGACGAAGTATCGAGCAGACGACGCGTGCACAACGCCGCCTGCTTGACACGTGACCACGTGGGGAGAATTACCGCGGTCTTCATTTGTGGTTACGCCAGCTTGAGGTACTTGATGGCTTCGGCGAGCATGACGTTCGAGTCCATGCGCTTATACCATCGGAAACCGATCTGGCCGATGTCGGCGTAGCGCTCGTTCAGGCGCTGGAAGCTGAGCCCGCCGAAGTCGGCAATCCAGAAGTAGGACATGTCGCCAAACGCGATGACTTTTTTGGTCGTTGCGATCGTGTCCACGGTCGACAGCGTGTAGACCGGGCGTCCGAGGATCGTGTCTGGCTGGCCCTGCGCAAGGCCGGGCTGCCACAGATACGCGCCAGTCGTGGACGACTCGCGGAACTTGCGAATGACCTTGAGCGTCGCGTCATTCATGAGCCACACGGCGCGACCGCGGTATTCGGTCTTGAGCGAGTGGTACGTGTCGATGATCTCGTCGG